CTTTGTTGATAAATCCAGCCCGTGAAGCCTGACCCTTTTCATACACACACAGCGCCATCCGAAGAATCGGAGGTGAGGCTATGACCAGAATGAGCACCATTTACAGCAGACTTTCATATGGAACAGGCACCACGCTGACCGGCTGCGGTGTATCAGCGAAGGCATACGCCGAAACAGCTAAAACAGCAAAAGAGGTGTCCTGGATGTTGGCCGACAGAATTGCAGGGTTAAGCCTGAGCGACTGGGCAATTATTGTCGGTATCGCATGCACCGTTATTACCTGTGCAGTGAACTGGTACTACAGGCAAAAGGAAAGGGAGGACCGGCTTAATGGCAATGTCACCAAAGCTGAAGAATAAACTGAGCGCAGCGGTCGTTGGTTTGATTCTTGCCGGGGCTTCCGCGCCCGTGATTCTCGATCAGTTTCTGGATGAGAAAGAGGGTAATAGCGAGCAGGCGTATCGCGACGGCGGCGGACTCTGGACGATTTGTCGTGGTGCCACGATGGTTGATGGCAAGCCAGTAGTACAGGGCATGAAGCTGTCAGCTGAGAAATGCGCCCAGGTAAACGCCATTGAACGCGACAAGGCGCTGGCGTGGGTTGACCGAAATATCAAAGTACCACTGACCGAACCACAGAAAGCGGGTATCGCTTCTTTCTGCCCATATAACATCGGGCCGGGTAAATGCTTCCCGTCCACGTTCTATAAGCGCATCAATGCTGGTGACCGTAAAGGAGCCTGTGAAGCTATTCGCTGGTGGATTAAAGACGGTGGCCGCGACTGTCGTCTGACCAAAGGCCAGAAAAATGGCTGCTATGGCCAGGTAGAACGACGAGACCAGGAAAGCGCGCTGACGTGCTGGGGGATAGACCAGTGAGCCTGCGCTATCAGTTTATTGCCATTTCTCTGCTGGTGGCTGTCGCATTCATCGCGGGTAGTGTATGGAGCAGCCGCGGCTGGGAAAAAAAGTGGGCGGAACGTGACAGCGCGGAATCATCGCGAACAGCGAACGCGCAGACCGCCGCCCGCATGATTGAGCAAGGGCGCATAATTGCCCGTGATGAGGCTGTAAAAGATGCACAAGCACAAGCCGCTAAATCTGCTGCCACTGCTGCTGGCCTGTCTGCCACTGTTAACCAGCTGCGTACCGAAGCAACAAAGCTTGCCACCCGCCTGGACGCCGCAAAGCACACCGCAGATCTTGCCACTGCCGTCAGAAGCAAAACAGCCGGAGCCGACGCCAGAATGCTCGCCAACATGCTCGGAGATATTGCAGCAGAAGCTCAGCGATATGCTGGAATCGCTGACGAACGCTACCGCGCCGGGATGACGTGTGAGCGGATTTACGACTCGGTGAGACAGTCGAATAACGGGAAGTGGCAAAAAGCGGGGACGAATCCCCGCTAGCTGTTAGCCAACTTTGCGATAAGGGTAGCCAGCTTTTTTGATGTGGGCATCAAAATACTGACCTTTTGACGGTGCATTCATTAGCGCTGTGTGCACGGCAGAAGGAACCCGAGAGTATTGATAAATGCCACTGCTATGGAATGCAATTTCCAGCGTTGAAGTGGCCTGGTCATAACCTACTGATTGGAGATTTGAAGATGAAACAGGTTGACGAATCAAAGCAGTTTCCTCGTTTGAATGGGAAAAGTCCCGAGGAAATCGTAGAGCTATTCAAAGGGTATAACTTTGTCGACGATCATGGTCATCGACTGGATATGTGCCAGGACTTCAAAGATTTGGTTGAGCTTGCCAGTAAGGCGCAGGCCTGACCGCATTACAGAAGCTCTTCACTGAGGGGCTTGGATAATGTATTGCCACAGTTGATATTTTATTCTTGGCCCCAATCTTCTAATAGACACAGATAGGCTGTGGTAAAAGGAGCATGAAATGCTTGAAGGGTATTTTGGTCTGACTGATCCTGGGGTTTCGAAAGAAGAGCATCAACGCTTACTTGCGGTTAAAGCGGCACTGGAGATTGCTAAGGCATCAGCTTCTTCGGCGTCCGGCGACTCATCTGGTGGGACGATGTATCAAGATTTAGATTTTGCGGCTAGCAAACTGTCTGAGCTGGCAGATGCAATTCAGGATGCATTAGACTTGGAAAGTGAATAACTCCCCGTTCTGAGGGGAAGTTGTTATATGACCATCACAAAGGCCACCTACGGGTGGCTTTTTTAATGGCTATAACCTTAGGAACAGAACTATGGCAAAACCGGACTGGGGCGAGCTTCAGCAACGGTTCCTGTCCGAACATGCCGCAACCGGCGTATCACCAAAGGAATGGTGTGAAGCGCAGGGACTGAATTACGCCACCGCCCGTCGATACATCAAGAAACCCTCTGCGCAAACTGCGCAAAAACCTGCGCATAAAAAAATGCGCACTGCGCAGAAAGATAAAAGCGCAGAAGAGCTGGTGGACGATGATGGACTTACCGCTCAGCAGCGCTTATTTGTCGCGGAGTACCTGAAGGATGGTAATGCCACACAGGCAGCTATCCGGGCTGGCTACAGTAAAAAATCAGCTGAACAAATCGGCTATCAACTCCTTAAGAAAACTTCAGTTGCACAGGCCATTGCGCAGCAGCAGAAAGCCTCCATTGCGCGCACGCTTGGCAGTGCCGATGAGGTCCTCGCGCAGATGTGGCAGCTCGCCACCTTCGATGCAAACCAGCTTTCACAGTATCGTCGTGGCGCATGCCGTTACTGCTGGGGCTTCGGTCATCACTATCAGTGGCGTGACATGGTGGAGTTCGAGGAGCAACGGCTTAAAGCCCTTGAGCGAAAGGGCAAAGAGCCGGTAGACGTCGGAGGTTATGGCTACGACCACAACCGGGAGCCAAACCCTGCCTGTCCGCGCTGCAATGGTGACGGGATCGGACAGCCATACTTTGCTGATACCCGAAAACTTCCCCCTGATGCTGCCTTGGCTTATTCCGGCGTGAAGCTCGGCAAACATGGTGTGGAAATTACCGCGATAAGCCGTGAACGGATGTATGAAGCCGTCATGAAGCGGCTTGGCCTGGCTGATAGTGAGTTTGCGCAGCGACTTCAACAGATTGAAATCGAGCGCCGGCAACTGGAAGTGGAAAAACTCCGTAAAGAATTGGCCGGCGATGGCGAGGATGATGAACCTACACCTGTTCATATCAATATCAACGTAGTAGATGCGAGGGCGGACGATGGGGATCAGCCCGACACTTAACATCCCACAGGCTCGCTTCCTCGCGATGGAGCACAAGTTTAAAGCCTACGTTGCCGGGTTCGGTTCCGGTAAAACGTGGGTGGGTTGTGGCGGCATCTGCAAAGGGATGTGGGAACACCCGAAAATCAACCAGGGTTATTTCGCGCCGACGTACCCGCAGATTCGTGACATCTTCTACCCGACGATCGAAGAGGTGGCCTTTGACTGGGGGTTGAGCGTCAAAATCAATGAGGGGAACAAAGAGGTTCACTTCTACGAGGGGCGACGGTACCGCGGGACAACAATCTGCCGCTCGATGGAGAAGCCAGGCTCGATAGTTGGTTTCAAAATCGGTAACGCGATGGTGGATGAGTTGGATGTCATGGCGGCTGCCAAAGCGCAACAGGCTTGGCGAAAAATCATCGCCCGTATGCGTTACAAGGTTGATGGGCTGCGTAACGGTATTGACGTCACAACCACGCCGGAAGGGTTCAAATTCGTTTACCAGCAATTTGTGAAGGCAGTACGTGAAAAGCCAGAGCTCTCAGCCCTGTACGGTCTGATACAGGCCAGCACGTTCGACAACGCGAAGAACCTGCCCACAGATTACATCCCTTCGCTGATGAATTCCTACCCGCCGGAGTTGATTAAGGCGTATCTGAGGGGGCGCTTCACCAACCTGACCAGCGGCACCATCTATCACCAGTTCGATCGACGTCTGAATAACTGTACTGATGAAGAACAGGCAGGCGAACCGCTCTACATCGGCATGGACTTTAACGTTGGCAAAATGGCGGCCATCATCCACGTCCTTCGCAATGGCGAGCCGCGCGCGGTACGTGAATTGATAAAAGTTTATGACACGCCAGCCATGATAAAGCGTATCCAGGAAGAGTTCTGGCGCTACGAGGGCGGGCGCTATGTTGCCTCCAGGCAGATTTACATCTATCCGGATGCTTCCGGTGATTCCCGCAAGTCCAATAACGCCAGCGCCACCGATATTGCGCAGCTCAAGCAGGCCGGATTTAGCGTGGTGGTGAACGCCGCCAACCCGCCGGTAAAGGATCGCATTAACTCCATGAATGCCATGTTCTGCAACGGCAACGGTGAGCGCCGCTACAAAGTTAACGTCGCTCGCTGCCCGGTCTATACAGACAGCCTTGAACAGCAGGTATGGGCGGCAAACGGCGAGCCGGATAAATCAGCCGACAACGATCACCCAAACGACGCTGGTGGTTATTTCATCGTGAAGCAATTCCCGATCATCAAGCCAACCGGCAAAGTCACTCAACTACGGATGTAACTCCATGCCTGACATCTCAACACCCAATCTGGACTATGGGAACATGGTCGAGGCGTGGGATATCAACGATGCCCTGATGGGCGGCACGCTCTATATGCGACAACTGGGCGAGGCATATCTCCCGCGCTGGCCGAAAGAAAACAAAGAGGACTACAAAAAACGCCTTTCCGTGGCCACGCTTTTGCCTGCTTACGAAGAGACCATTAAGCAAAACATCGGGCGAGTATTTGCCGAGCCGATTAAGCTGGCCGAGAACGTTCCGGATCAACTTCGCGAGTTTGCGAAGAACATCGACCTAGAGGGAACGCGCCTCGATGTCTGGGCTCAGTCATTCTTCGGCCTGGCGATGCAGTATGGACTATCCCATGCGCTGGTGGATTATCCCCGGATAGATGCCGAACAGGTGAAGACTAAGGCTGACGAGAAAGCTACCGGTGCGCGCCCGTACGTCACAATGCTTAATCCCCGCCAGGTAATCGGATGGAAGTCGAAGATGGTGGACGGTAAGCTGGAGCTCACCGCGCTGCGCATCAAAGAGGTGGTTGTCGAGGACGGTGACGACTTCGGGCAAACAAAGGTGGAGCAGATACGTTATCTGACGCCGGGAAAGGTGGAAATCTACCGCAAGTCCAGAGGTACCGAGGGCGCGGCGAACTGGGAGATATTCGATCAATGGCAGACCTCTCGTAAAGATATCACCCTGGTGACGCTCTACACCAAGCGCACCGGGTTTATGTGTGGTTCACCTCCTCTACTCAACATGGCCCTGCTGAATATCAAGCACTGGCAGAGCCAAAGTGAGCAGGACAACATCCTGCACGTCGCCCGGGTGCCGATACTGACGGTGTTCGGGCTTGAGCAGGGAGAAGAGCTGGTAATTGGGTCTTCGTCTGCCACGTCGTTCACCGATCGGCAAACTCAGGGGCTGGAATACGTTGAACATACCGGTTCGTCCATTGGTGCCGGCAAAGAGTCTCTGGCAGAGCTGGTGGAACAGATGCGCCAGGCTGGCGCGAAGCTGCTGCGTACGGAAAACACTTCTACCAAATCGGTAGACCAGACCTCCGAAGAGAAAATGCAGGAGCAGTCGCCGCTCTACACAATGGCCACCAGCCTCGAAGACGCGATCGACAACATCCTACAGATCATGGCTGAGTACATCGGCGAGAAGGAGGGCGGCAACGTAGATGTGCGCACCGAGCTGGATGTCGAGTCGAAAGAGTTCAATCCTCCTGCTGCGCTAGCTATTCAGTCCCTGCGCCAGGGCGGTGACCTTCGCCGTATCGATGCGATTAAAGCCCTGCAAAAACTCAACCTGATTGATGCCGATGCGGATCCTGATGCGGTGCTGAGCGAGTTACTGGCCGAGTCTGCGTCGCTGAGTGAACCACCGCCGGGGGTGTGATATGGCCCGTTCCGTGAATGACAGGCTACAGGACGAGACCATCGCGCACGGCTTATACGTGACGCGTTACGGTACCGGCGTCGCCCGGCGCATGGTCGCGCTGCTGAACAAGTTGGATACTGAACTGGCCGCCAGGCTGTTGGTGCTGCTGGATGGCAAGCGCGCTGATACATACAGCGCCCGCCGCCTGGCTTCGTTGCTGGCGGGTGTGCGGGACCTCAACCAGCAGGCCTATGAGCCAGTTAATACTGCGCTGGCACGCGAACTGACGCGCTACGTCGAGTATGAGGCCGGGTACCAGCTGGACCTTTTCAGCAGCATTATTCCGAAGCAAATCCTCAAGCACGTCCCGCTCCAGAGCATTTCGCCCGAGCAGGTTTACGCCTCAGCTGTGGCGCAGCCATTCCAAGGACGATTGCTCAAGGAGTGGGGGCAGAAACTCGAATCGGATCGGTTGGAAAAAATTACCAGTGCTGTGCGCTCCGGTTTCCTCCAGGGCGAGACGGTCGAGCAGATAGTGAAACGAGTTGCCGGCACGCCGAAACTCAACCGCCAGGACGGGGTTATCAATGTTTCACGTCGTGACCTTGCGGTAGTAACTCGCACGGCGGTGAACCATGTGGCCGTTACAGCGCGCCAGGAATTCGCACAGGCCAACAGCGATATCGTAAAGGCCAAGCAGTGGTCTTCGACGCTGGACACACATACCAGCCAGTGGTGCATCATCCGAGATCGCAAACTCTATTCGCTTGATGGCAAGCCGCTGGGCCATGCAATCCCATATCTGCGCGGTCCCGGCAAAATTCATTTCTGCTGTCGCTCATGCGAAATCCTGATTACGAAATCGTGGGAAGAGTTGCAGATAGCATCAGCCGAGCTGAGCAGCGTCACGCGAGCCTCAATGGACGGACAGTTGCCAGCACATACCAGCTATGCCGAGTGGCTTGCGAGGCAGCCTTACGCGCGGCAGGAGCAGGTGCTGGGCGTTACTCGCGCGCAGATGCTGCGTGACGGCAAAATCACCGTACCGGAGATGTTCAGCGATGCCGGGGAGTACCTGACCCTGGACGAACTGCGCCGCGTGGATGCGTCGGCATTTGAGGGATAGGGTATGCGTAATGATGATTTTCACTGCGTGGGCGATGGCCGTGGCAGACGAAGGGTGTTTGTAAATGGTAATGAGGTAAAGAGCTGCGTTTGGGCGGACGTTAAGCGAGGTGTCGCTTGCATTCATCCACACCCGCTGCGGATCCATAAACGAAAGCGGAGTGAGGTTTACTCCCGCAAGCTACGCGGAGAAATTACAATCGAATTTATCTAACAGGCTGCCTCCGGGCAGCTTTTTTTATGCCTGCCGCTGAGCGGATGCGACGCGGTGCCCGGGTCGGATGACCCATTACGTATGGCCGGAAGGCTGGAGCAAAAACAATGAA